CGCATCGCCAACGGCGTGAACATCACCGCCGTCGGCACGGCCCTGACCCCGGGCGCCAACGGCACCCTGGCCATCGCCAGCACCGCCGATCTCGTCGTCGCCTACGCCGAGGAAATCTACAACAACAACTCGGGTTCGGAACAACTGCTCCGCATCCGCCCGGCCGGTAGCCAGTCCTACCTGTCGGCCGCCTCGTAAGGAGCCCTGACGATGCGCTATTTCGACAAGAAGCTGGTCGCCAACTCGCGACCGCACGCCGCGTGGTGGAAGGAAGTCTCGGCCACCCGCGAATGGTTCCACCGCAGCGAGGACGCCCTGGCCGGCGTGACCAATGCCGCCTCGATCCTGCCTCGCGACGCCTGGCTGGACCTGGACGGCATCACCCGCCGCGTCATGCGCGACGATGAGGGCAGCACCTTCATGGCCGACCTCATGCCGCTGGCCAAGCCGGTCAACATCGGCAAGCTGGTCCACCTGAACCGCGTCTCCAGCGACGCCGGCCGGGTGACCCGCTCCATGTCCGGCCAAGTGCCGGAGACCCTGGACAAGGTCACCTACGACTACCGCGGCAACCCCGTCCCGATCTTCTCGTCCGGCTACGGCCGCGAGTGGCGGGAGTGGAACACGCTGCAGTCGGAGAACTTCGACGCCCTGGCCGACGACCAGGAAGCGATCACCGCCGGCATCCGCTCCGACATGGCCGACTACGCCCTGGACGGCGACGCCTCGATCGTCTTCGAGGGGTACACCGCCTACGGCATCCGCACCTCGCCGCTGTCCAAGACCATCAACCTGGGCACGGGCGCGGCCGGCGCGAGCATCGACCTGTCGGCCGCGGCCACCACGTCGGACGCGATCGAGGCCTTCATCAACGGCGCCTTCGGGGCCGTGCTGGACGCCAACCTCATCTCCCGCCCGGTCAACCTCTACATCTCGCCCGAGATCGCCAGGAACTGGGATCGCCCTTACTCGGGCGCCGCCGGGACTAAGCCGGGCTCGCTGCGTGACGCCATTCTCGCCAACCGCCGCATCAACAAGATCGAGGTCACGTTCAAGCTGACCGGCAACGCCTTCTTCGGCTTTGTCCCCAGCGCTGAATACATCCGGCCTCTGATCGGCATGGCGGTGAACACCACGGCCATGACCCGCCTGCATCCGACCGCGAACTACTCGTTCTTGGTCATGGGCGCGATGGGCCTGGAGATCCGCGCCGACTTCAACAGCAAGTCCGGCGTCTTCTACAGCGTCGTCGTCAACGCCTAACCAGGCTTGGGCCTCGCCTTCGGGCGGGGCCTTTCCACCGGGAGAACCACATGACTGTTCGCATCAAGATCACCGCCGGCGGCATCTTCGGGGCCGAGGGCGAAATCCCCATCGGTTCGACGTTCACCCTCAGCGAGGAGCCTGTCGCCTGGAGGGGCCGCTATGTCGTCCTGTCCGACGACGCCGGCAAGACCGCTGTCGTCAACCCGGCCGGGGCCGACGAGCTGATCGCCAAGCATCGCGGCGGCGGCTCCTATTCCGTGATGAAGGGCGACGACGAAGTCCTCGACAAGCTCGCCAAGGACCAGGCCGAGGCCTTCAACGCCCTGTCCGCCGACGAGAAGGCGCTGGCCATCGAATACGCCCGGGCCGAACGAGCCGGAGCCTAAGCCGTGGCCGGCTATGGCGATGACAGCGGGTTCATCGCCTGGCTGGCCACGAACGGCTATAGCCTCCCCGAAGGCGCGCCGGCCGAGGCCGTGCTTCGCCAGCGGGGCAGCGCCTATGTTGACGCGGTCTACGGCCCGCGTTTCCCGGGCGTGCCGACTGCTGGCCTTGCGCAGGACCGCGCCTGGCCGCGCACCGGCGCCACGGCTTATGGCGCCGCCATCGCCGACGACCTGATCCCCACCCCGGTTGTCGACGCCTCCTACTTCGCCGCCTATCAGGAAGCGACCTCCCCTGGATCGCTGAGCGTGATCACCTCGACCGCCGCCGCGGTGCGCCGCGAGAAGGTCGGCGCGCTGGAGGTGGAATATTTCCAGGGCCAGGACTCGGCCCTGACCAACGCCACCCCGATGATCCTGGCCGTCGACGGCCTGCTCGCGCCCCTGCTGCTGGGCGAGGCGCCGAAGGTCGGCCTGGGCCTCTGGTCGCTGTGATGCGCCGGGCTCTGGTCCTGGGCGGCGCGGCCTGCGTCTTCGATGATGTCGCCGCGGCCACAGAACTTGCCGAATACGACATCCTGATCGGGGTGAACTACATCGGCATCCATTGGCCGGGCCGGTTCGACGCCTGGGTCACGATCCACGGCGACAGGCTGCGTCTCTGGGCTGAGCGGCGTCGCCGCCGGGGCCTTTCTGCCCACAAGGCCCTGATCGGCCCTGAGCAGGCCGCCCTGCGCTTCCCGGGCCAGGATCGTTCCGGCTCGTCCAGCCTCTTCGCCGTGAAGGTCGCGCTCGATGTCTTCGGATGCGACCAGGTCGTGGTCTGCGGCGCGCCCCTGAGCCCCGACGCCGCCCACTTCGACGATCCGGCGCGATGGGATCTCGCCACCTATTACCGCGAGGGCTGGCAACAGGCCCGCATCCACATCAACGACCGGGTTCGCTCGATGTCCGGCTGGACCGCCGACCTCCTGGGCAAGCCCGACGCGAAATTCATCGGAGGCCAATGATGGTCGAGATCCTGTATTCCCAGACCCGCGACAAGCTCCAGCCTGGCCAGACGTTCCGCAACGCGCGGCTCTTCTCCGGTGTTGAGCTTGGCGTCGCAAAGGTGTGCCTCGACGGCGAATGGCCCAAGATCGCCGCTGCCTATGAGGCCGCTGGTGTCGAGGTGGTCCGGGTCGATCCGCTCGTGGTGACCGCGCCGGCCTATGAACTGCCCGCGCATGAGGCCTCCGCGGTCGTCATCCCCGACGACTGGCGCGGCTTGCCTTGGAACACCCCGGACGAGGGCGGGGCTTCTCTCCGCGCCCTGGGAACCGCCATCCGAGGCGCCCCGGTCGTCTCCAAGGCCGACGCCGCTGAGGCCATTGAGGGCGAGCTGGCGAAGCGCGAGCCGGCGCCGGAATGACCTTCGACTATGCCCGGATGAAGGCGACTGCCGACCGGCTGATAGCCAAGTTCGGCCAGGCCGCCACGCTGCGACGCCCGACCTGGACCGGGACCGAGCAGAACCCCGTCGCCGGCACGCCCACCGACTATCCCGTCACCGTTGTGGTCGAGGTCTATGCGTTCAGCCAGATTGACGGGGAGCGGGTCCGCCGCGACGACCTAAAGGTGCTGGTCGCGAGGGGCGCCTTGACGGTCGAACCCGCCGTTTCCGACAAGATCGTGATCGGCGGTGCCGAACATGCCATAGTCAGCGTCCGGCCGACGAACCCAGGCGGCACGGTCGTGATGCACGAACTCCAGGCGCGCCGTTGAGCAACCCCGACCACACCGCCCACCAGCGCCCGGCCAACCTCGGGACCGCGGCCCTGATCGAGATCGTCGGTCGGGTCGAGATCATGCGCTCGGCCGTGGTTCGCGGCGCCCCGCAAGAGGAGATCGAAGCGATGCGCCAGCAGATGCACGACCTCTTCGACAGCTATCTGGACCTCTCCGTCGAGGCCGCCCAACTCGTCAGGGCCATCGCGCACCCGCGCTGATCCCATGCCCCGCCAACCGAGCTTCGCCCAGGTCTATGACGACCTGCTCACCCGCTATGGCCGCGAGGTCGCCGACGCGTTCCTGGAGGGCGTGAACGACCTGACCACGCGAGCCCAGGTTGAGCGGGTCGTGGTGGCCCTCACAGCGGGCGACATCGACGGCGCCATCGCCGCGCTGAACCTGGATCCGGTCGCGTTCAACAGGATGATCGACGCCATTGAGGCCAGCTATGCGGCCGGCGGCGCCGCGACGGCCGACAGCCTGCCAAAGCGCGACCCCGATGGCGTGGCGCTGCTGCTGCGCTTCGACGACCGCAACCCCCGGGCCGAGGCCTGGCTGCGGGACAAGTCCTCAACCCTCGTGACCCGGATCATGGACGAGCAGCGCCAGGGCATCCGCCAGGCCCTGACCGACGGCATGGTCAGGGGCGACAACCCCCGCCGCGTGGCCCTGGACGTGGTTGGCCGCATCGACCGGGCCACCGGCCGGCGCACCGGCGGCGTCATCGGCCTGACCCCGCAGCAGGAGCGGTTCTCCAGGTCCGCGGCCGACGAGCTCGCGAGCGGCGACCCGGCCCAGCTTCGCCACTACCTGACCCGCGAACTGCGCGATCGGCGCTTCGACCGCACCATCGCCAAGGCGATCCGCGAGGAGACGCCCGTGCCGGCCGAGACGGCTTCGCGGGCTCTGGTCCAGTACAAGAACCGGCTGCTGCGCTATCGCGGCGAGCTGATCGGCAAGGTGGAAGTCTTCACGGCCTTGGCTGAGGCCCGCGACGAGGCCTACCAGCAGCTTGTGGATAAGGGCCGCGTCTCGCCGGCCGACATCGTCAAGACCTGGCGCCACTTCGCCAGCGAAAACCCCCGAGTCCAGCACATCGCGATGCAGGGCAAGAAGGCGCGGCTCAACCAGCCCTTCGTCCTCCCGGATGGAACGACGATGCGGTTCCCGCACGACGAGCGCGCGCCGATCAAGCATCGCGCCGGCTGCAAATGCCAGGCGGACTACCGGATCGACTGGAGCGCGAATGTGAGGTGATCCATGGCGGGCAAGTTCACTGGACA